AATAATCTCTTTTGTTTCTGGCTTACTGTCTCTGCCACCCATGTTGTAATCTGGCGCTAAGTTTTGTTTTAAAAATTGGGTTTGACCATCGCGCTTTACGATGCGCGACTTGCCTTCCTTGGCTGATTTAATCATTGCTTCACGCAGTTCGTCTTGCGTCATATGCTATACCCCATTTCTCTTAGCTTGTTTACAAACTGGTTTAATTCAGAACGCGCAGCCCACAGGTCTTGCTTAACATTTGGATGCGGATCTGTTCTGTTCTCTTCATCAATCAGGCGATCAACTCTGCGCTTAAGAAAGTCTAACTCTACTTTATGCGCTGGCGTTACTTCCATTACTCATCCTCCTGTTGGGGTTTGCGCTTAGGCCTTACAACATTTGATTCTTCATACTGAATGACGCACTGCACTGGCCCGTATAGATTGTGTGGGTATTTCTCTATGAGATCAGCGCATTCGTATGGCGATGAGAAGGTCATGATTGCGACCCATGTTGTTTTTATCATTTGTATTTCTCCACTGTGCTTTTACTGAGGCCGAGAAACATAGCTATAGATGTAACACACCAGCCTCGATTTCTAAAATATTTTATGTCGGATAGTTCGTCATCGGTTAGCGGTTTGTTGCGCCAGCCTTTGCCGTAACCTTTATGAGCTTCTTTCTCAGAAGGTGGCTCTTTCTTTTTTCTTCTTGAAAGACCGTTGGTTTCCTTCATGCGCTCGTTGCAACCTCTTGCATCGGCCATCATCTTTTCTAATTCAGTCATTCGTTACTCCAAAAAAAACCCTGCCTATAATTAAATAAGCAGGGCAGTTGACAGGGCAGTACTTGGGAGGGTGTACCCTTGGAGAACATCCCTATTCTAGAACGGAATGTCATCGCCTTGCAAGGGGTCATCTCTTTTTTGCGGCTCGCTAATCACAAAGGAAAGATAAGGCTTGCCATCTTTCATGCGCCGCCATGCTGCAACCCTGCGATCTGATGTTGGCTGGGTGTATGGCATTTGCTTATCCGCTGTGTTGTAAACGGTTCCAGTGTAATTAGGTGCTGACTCTTTACTGTTGTCATTGGGGAACATAGCTCCTACTTTTTCGTAGATCTCCATGATTTCCTTGCCGTTCTTGGATTCACGGCGAACAACGCAGTACTTCCCATCGCGTCCTTCGACATTGATCTTGCCTTGTAAGATCATCTTCATGTCATCGAATGGTGGGAATGCTGCGCCGTTATTTGTTGGATCGTAATCTGCCATGCTTCTGGCTCCTTTTGTTGTGTAGCTTACCAGCTACCGTTGCTGCTCTTGCTTCCACTATCTTGATCGTACTTGTTGCCATCCATCTTACCTAAGAAGATATCAGCATCGCATCCGATATGTGACAGTGCTTTAGTGAGGCCATCAGTGATAGCCATCTTCGGTGCATCTTCAGCCATACGACCCTTAGCTGCATCAAAGAACTTACGGCACCCTGTGAAGGGGCCAAATGAATTAGAGGGTGTGCCATGCCAGACAGTAACATGCGCTAGTACAGCGCTGTCTCCGTTGCTCACAGGTACAATCTCTGTTGTGTTGTGCCATCCCCAGCCTTCGCCTACCGCACCAAACTCTTCTGTCATCTTTTTGACTTGGTACTGCGGGTCAATCGCAGTGAATGAACGGCTACCGAAGCTGACCTTCTTCAGATACTTGGGGTCTGAAGAGGCCAGCCTGTCCCATACGTCGAGGTTATTAGTCATTGTTAGGTTCTCCTTGTTATGCGGAGTGATCCCCGCTTGTCTCGTTTGATTGTGAGGTGGTCGCAGTAAACTTCTCGTTCGTTATCACCGACCATTTGCTTGAGGTCTTTCTTAGCGTTCTCAAAGACACGGTTGTGTTCGTATCCGTTGATATAGGTAATCGATGCGTCGATAAATTGGTTGTCTGTGCTGGCGTCACGCTTGACCATGTTGTCCACCTCAACTTTGTCGATGCTGATTGCTGGCGTATCCACACCAACCGGCTCTTCATCGCGTACAACGTAACCCCAGAAGTCTGACACCACCGTCCACATAGAATCGAAATAGCTTTTGTTGTACGAGACATAGGCTGATTCCCATCTGCTATTGCCAAAGATAACTGAGAAGTAAGCGCCATCAGCATCAGCTAGATGACAGTACATTTGTATTTGCGGCATGTAGTATTCAATTACATCATCCATATTCTTGTATGGATTGGTGTGCTTGGCTTCAACGATACGTGTTGCCCACTTAGCATCGATCATACCCTTAGCTGGCACTGGCCCAATCATATCTTCATATTCATGCTGATGATTAGACAGAACACAATCATGCTCATGCTCAAACCATTCAAGATTGAAGTCTTCAGTGCAGTTGCCGAGTTGTACCGCAAGATTGCGGAACAAATCCTCTGGCTCTACGCGACCAGTCTTGATTTGCCATAGCTCCAACCAATTGCCCTGCATAATTTTTACGCAGTCACTTCCTCCGATGAAACCCTTTCGTTCCATTGTGTTCTCCATTATTGTTTTGTTTATAACTACTTACATACTGCATATACGCAGTTGGATCAAGAAGATTCTTCTTCGTAGGTAACAACGGGAAGATCGACTTCGGGAATATCACCATACTTGTCAAAGTCAGAACGAGTTAGCAAACCAAAGTCCAACAACTCTTGCTTCAATCTACCGCGCAGCCAACACTCGCCAACACGCTCGCCATTGCAAATGCGCTCAGCATTAATGCGATGAGAGTCAGCGACCCAACCAACGTTAGCTTGGTATTCTTTTTTGTATGCATCGTGTGACCCACGAGTCACGCTTGCAGACCAGACATCGCCGGTTACATACCGGCCAATAGATTTTAAATCTTTTTTCATTGAGCCATCCAATACTCTTTAATGCGCTTGCCATTTTCAAGCTTGATAAATTGGCTATCAATTGCAAAGCCTTTTTCTTTGAGGTCGCAGATGCGACGAGGCAATGACCAGCAACCAAACTTTTCCAAGGCAGTCATGCCTGTTATGCTGTTGCCCTGCTCAAGCCATGCTTGGATGTTTTTATTCTGTGTCTCCGTGTGATTCATAGCTGTTCTCCAATAGCTGTTGAAAGTTTTCACCAGTCATGATGACCAGTGTTTGCGGCGTTCCTCTACGCCGTTTATAAAAGGCAATGTCTCTGCCTTCTAATACTGTGAATGGACTAGGGAAGCCTGACTTATCTCTGTACTTTACTTCTCCCACCAATTTTTTTCCGTTGAGGTAGAGGTGGATGTCCCCTGAATACTCTCCTCCCAAGCTCCCCGAGAGGGGGACCCTCTTCGCTTCGAGCGGCGCTTTGATTTTGTTGAGCCACGTGACAAACCACTTTTCGTGGTAAGTTCCTTTGCTCTTGTTATGGTTTGCCATTTGTCCTCCTCATAGCAATGAAGACAAACAAACCAATGTTTCTCCATTGATCCTTTGCCATTTGTTTTTAGCATTGCCACGAACAATTCAGTTCTAGTCTCGCAAGCAATACAGTTTATAAATTCCTTACCTTTTTTTGACTTCAATGTCGTAGCCTAACGCATCCAGCCAACACATAAGAAAGAATCCAGACGGAACTCTTTTGTGTTGTTCCCATTTGTGAATCAAAGATTCAGTGCAGCCTACTTTATGAGCGAGTCTGTCTTGACTTAAACCCTGCTCGTGCCTTGCGGCTACTAACATTTGGATCATTTGCTCGTAGTTGTTTGGTATTCTCAGCTGCGATTTGTCTTCGCTCTTGCTCATGAATAGCTTCAAGAACCTTGCTTGCGGTAGAAAACCTAAGCTCGGTTGCTTCCCCTATGGTGCGATAGTAAGTTGACGTTGGTACTTCAGCGACACGAAACGCTTTCAATAGCTTTACGTTTCGTGCCTTTGCTTCTTGCTTAAGATATTCCAAGTATGATTTCATGCTGCGAATATGCAGTTAAAAATCTATATCGTCAATCTCTACCTCACCATCACCCGAACATCTTGAGCATGGCTCTGTCATTACATCTATCACACCGATGTCACGATCAAAGCCTTGAGGCCTTGCTATCTCAAAGGTAATGATGCCCTCGCCATTACAGTGAGGGCAGACTTCTTTAGTAGGGGATGTCATCATCAATAGCCTCCTGTCTGTTAAGATAGTTAGCCTCCCATGCCTTAGTTGCTCGGTCAACAAACTTATCATAGTCAAACTTTGGATTGGTTTGCTTTAGTTTCTGTGCAATTTCTTGCACACCTGTTGCCCATCCTAGTAATGGTGCAACCTCATCTGCTATGAACTCAAAGTCACGGCGTGTAAATCTAGGTGTAGTCATCTTAGTTCTCCTTATTTGGTCTGCATATTGCCATGCAAGATTCATATGATCCGTTGCCCTTCCACACATGAAGGTTATCAATCCGATCATTGTTAAGTTCATCTTGAGCTATTGCCAAAGCCTTGGCTTTAGTTGTGTGCTTAGTGGACAGCCGCAATGGACTGCCCTCTGTTTGCTTAGTGTACCACCAAGCGCTGTTCTTTTTGTAAACCTCTCCGTGCCTCAAGCCATCTCCTCCCATTGCTTAGTCTTCATTGCACTAGCGATCTTAGCCTCACGCTCGTAACGTGCAGTGTGAGGTGACCTAAGCTCGCCAGTATGTGTTGCCCAATGTGTTAGGCAGTTATACAAGGCCCACTTGTTTGAGCCTAAGTTGCTGCGTTCATCACTCCAAATACCAAGAAGATTTTCTAGCTGCTTTTCATTGGTCTTACTTGCTGTTTGCTGGCGTGTGTATGCCTTCGCTACAGTCTTCTTGAGGAACGATTCAACCTGATCGTGTTCAACTTTGGTCTTCATCCAAGATTGCCACACATCCTTTTGATCTTTGAAGTGCTCAAGGCCAGTGATGATCTTAGCTGCTGATCCATCGACGTTGATAGATGCAGTGTGCTTATATCTACTGAATGCTATGGCATCTGCTGTGGTGCAGCCATTCAAGCACCAGAGACGCAAGCCACTGGCTGCTTGAGCAAAGGGCCATGATGCATCGTAACTGTTAGAGAATGTGGCACGATACTTAATGTAGTCACCCACCTCTGGCTCAACAGTAAGATTATTAAATAGTATTTCTCCTCTAAGCTTGCGCCCATTCTCAAAGACATCAACCTTTACTTCGTAGTCATCAGATAAATCGGCTGCTTTGACACCATCAAGCACAGAATTAACAACGTCATCATGCGTCACGATCTTGTAACGTGACTTGTGTAAGCCCATTGATGCGCCAGTATCCAAGCGCACAATGTTCTGATGCCCAGCTATTTCAATGCCGGCAGCATCGAAGACAGGCTGTGACTCAACGTCAAAGTTAAAGTCATCCATTGTAAAGTGTTTCATATTATACCTCCTCTAGTTTTGCATGTATTTCAGCGAAGCAATTTGCAATCCCTGTCATTGCATGTGGTCGCTTGCAGCTTTCAATTGCACCTGAATTATCTTTAAGAAACTCATGTATCGCTTCGATGTCACCTTTGGTAAACATTACAGACAAAGGTAGATCTGCATAGTCAATGTAGTTAAGTCTCATTTGGTTCTCCATTTCGTTTTGTTTATTCACTTGGATTGTTTGATAGCTGCGATTGCAGCTACGGCTGTGAGTCCCCCCCTCCCCCTTTGGGGTCGGGATCAACCCTTCAACCTTGTCTTACCTGTGATGGCGCAACACCTCAGCGCTCACCACATCGGATCTTCACACGCTCCGCATCACCCCTCACCACAAGAGCGAGCGAAGCGAGCGAAAAATTTTTAGGGGCTGCTTTCGCAACCCCCTCAATTGTTTCTCTTTTGGTTTGGCTTATGCCTTCTTCTTATATCTCCGCTTTACATCGGAGTCATTGGCTGCGCCCATCGCGTCCATCGCCGCAAGAGTGGCTGCGATATCCTCTGGGATCTCGGCATCTGGCTTGCTTTCAACCGATGTGTATTTGACGCCGGTCATCTCAAGGTAAGCGGCCTGTGCTGCGGCTAGATCCTCGCGCATAACACGCAAGCCAAATGCCTCTGCTTCCCATTGGGCAACACTGCTTTTAAGGTTGGTTGTGCTGATCTCGTCGCCGGTGTACTGGCTGCGGTATTTCTGGGCCCAGCGCTTAGCGTTGGCCTCGCGGTCCGACTGCCGCGGAATCCAGAATTCAAGGTCTTGGATCTCGCGCTTTAGCTTGCGCTCTGCGTGAAAGCGCAGCGTGTCAACAAAGCGCCACCCGTCTTCTTTGCCGGTGGTGTTGTTCTCGCGGATGTATAATTCAGTGGTGTTCGTGTACGTTTCAACGATTGCGTTTATTAAATTAGTCATGAGTTTTTCTCCTAAGCTCTCATCTAGTTTTCATATTTGAACCAGCCGAGGGATTGGCTGGACAAGGGCGTTAGGAACCAACGCGTTAGAGCCATACGCGCAGCCACGCTGCGCCACTAAAATGCAATGGCAATAAACCATGGCGGTATCCATAAATAACAATTACGGAAGGTTTATACCCGCGAATGCCCGACTTCACTAACGCTGCGTCAACCATCCGATAACAACATGAGGGACAGCATTCGCAACAACTAAAAGTGTATGAAATCCGTCATTGTTGTTTCTGGATGCTAACCGATGGTTCAAAACGCAATTGACCAGCTAATCCCGAACTGGTCAAATTCTCCCCCTTGGGGGATTATGGGGGGGTTATACCCCAATCTATCTTCTTTGGCGCAGCGAAGCGAGCAGCAATAGCGATGGAAGCCCGATAGGGTCAAGACCTGAAGGGGCTTGATTCACGAGAGCGCGGCCCGACAGGGATTGCCCGTCAACTGGTAATTACAGATGTGACGTAAGGTAATTTGGATAGTTACGTAACGTCACTACTTGACACACCATTGACAAACAGAGCAGTGTGGGGGGGATCTACAGGGGGGGTGAAGCCAGCAGTAACAATACCCTCATTTGTTTAAATTAATGAAACAACCAAGTGTGATACAACAGTGAAGCACACTAAGTGATACACCAAGATACACATAGAAAGATTAGGTGATGAGCACTCCAGCAACACGTAAACTAACAGCAAAACAAAGCGCTCTCGTTGATACACTCGTAACAGAAGGGTGTAGTGTGCAGAAAGCAGCAGAAGCAGCAGGATACGCTAAGGGTGAGTCCGGAAGAGTAAGTGGACACAGGGCTTTAGCTTTACCCCATGTGCAGCAGTATATGCAGGGGAAGATGATGGAAACGTTTGGACTTAGCGCTACTGGTGCTTTAGCAACGGTTGCTAGGCTCTCTCGTACAGCTAAATCTGAGTACGTTCAGCTAGAAGCGAGTAAGGATTTACTGGATCGTGCTGGCTATAAACCGATAGATAGATCACAGGTGCAGATTGCTGGTGACATCAAGGTAAGCATCGATCTTGGCTAAGAGAGGGGCTGGCAAATGGTACAAGAGTGTTGCTGGCAGGGGGTGGGGGTTAAAAACTTGACTAATGTAACTTGCTAGTGATCCCTCACTCTTATTTTTCCCCCTCAAGGTTTGTGCGTTGCTGGATATATTTTTTTTGTACTAGGAGTAGAATATGACTGATGTTTCTAAGATTATGGCTAAGTGGAGGAGGATTAAGGATGAGCACACCGGCTTGGACTCGCAAGGAGGGGAAGAACCCTCGGGGTGGGTTAAACGCAAAGGGTCGAGCGAGTTACAAGGGCGGGACGTTGAGGGCTCCAGTAAAAAGCGGGGACAATCCAAGAAGGGCCAACTTCTTAGCAAGGATGGGGGGAATGTCGGGACCGGAGAAGGACAGCAAGGGAAAGCCGACTCGGTTGCTTCTAAGCTTAAGGGCGTGGGGAGCAAGCAGCAAGTCGGACGCAAAGGCAAAGGCAAGAGCGATAAGCAGAAGAAACAAAGCTAAGAAGGAAAAGGCGTAATGTCTGAGAGAAAAGTACCACAGGCGATTTTAAGAATGCTTGGTCAGGTTGCGAAGGGAACTGTTGATGTTGCTGTCGCTGGCAAGAAGTTAGGTCAATATCTTGATAAGAAGCTTGGCACTGAGGACAAGAGTGCGTTTCCTGTTAAGAAGGGTTATCGCCCGAAGACTGGTAAGAAGAAATCTTTGATAGGAGATTGATATGCCTAAAGGTAAGGGAACTTATGGTAGCAAGGTTGGCCGTCCTCCTAAGCAGAAGCCGAGTGGAAAGAAGAAGTAATGGATGATTTTACTCAGGCTGAATATGAGAAGTTGAACAGTGAGTTTGACGAGATTCAGCGCAAGAAGAGCAACACTTTGTTTAAGAAGTTTAAGCGGAAGGTTGAGAGTCTTTACAAGAGTGAGGATCGAATGCAGGATGAGGCTGAAGAGAAGCGCAGGGGTCAACAGGTTATGGGCGCTAGGGAGCACAAGTTGTACCGGCGCATTGTTGCTATGGAGCGTCAGATGATTAGGGATGGAAACCGTGGCGGTAAATGAGGCGGGTAATTACACTAAGCCCAAGATGCGGAAGTCTTTGTTTAATAGGATAAAGGCTGCGAATGTTCAGGGCACTGCTGCTGGCAAGTGGTCAGCAAGGAAAGCGCAACTCTTAGCAAAGCGGTACAAGGCTGCTGGCGGTGGGTACAAGTGAAGGCTCCGCAGAAATCATTATTAAGTTGGGGCAAGCAGAAGTGGCGCACCAAGTCTGGCAAGAAGTCCAGTGAGACTGGTGAGCGCTACTTACCTGCTAAGGCTATCGCTGCTCTTAGTGATTCTGAATATGCAGCTACAACCGCAGCTAAACGAAAGGGCAAGGCTAAGGGTAAGCAATTTGTGGCTCAACCGAAAGCAATTGCTCGGAAGGTAAGGAAGTACAGAACTTGAGCTTTACGAATACTTTAAAGCAGGAAGAGCTTACTATGCTTCGTCGCATTGTGAAGAATATTCACTTTCAGTATTTTGATCAGAAGCATGGCAAATCTTTTGTCACTGATAGAATGCTGGACAATGTGATTGAGAATATTGGGCCTGAAGCCGCTGAGAGAATGATTAGGTCTGGGGTAGACAAAGGGCTGCGCTAGTGGTTGATTTTAAGTACAAGCCTGACGGTGAGCGGCTAAAGTCCTTTATGCGGGACGATACTTTTTTTCGTGGGGTAAGGGGGCCTGTTGGTAGTGGTAAGAGTGTTGGGTGTTGTGTCGAGGTTTTTCGCAGGGCTTTGGAACAGAAGAAAGCGCCAGACGGAAAGCGAAAGTCCAGATGGGCAATTATACGAAATACAAACCCACAGCTACGAACTACGACTATTAAAACATGGCTTGACTGGTTCCCAGAAAACGACTGGGGAAAGTTCACATGGTCGGTCCCGTACACGCACCACATTAAAAAAGGCGAGATAGATCTTGAGGTTATCTTCTTAGCATTAGATAGACCTGAAGACGTTAAGAAACTTCTATCACTAGAGCTTACTGGAATATGGATTAACGAAGCTAGGGAAATCCCCAAGTCAATCATTGATGCGTGTACAATGCGGGTGGGTCGATATCCTTCGATGCGTGACGGTGGGCCTAGTTGGACTGGCGTTATTGCTGATACCAACGCGCCTGAAGAAGATCACTGGTGGCCGATTATGTCTGGTGAGGTTCCGATTCCCGATCATATACCGCGTGAGCAAGCTAAGATGCTGGTTAAGCCAGACAACTGGCGGTTCTTTACTCAGCCCTCTGGAATGGTTGAAGTTAAGAATGAAGAGGGCGAGATTGAGAATTACAAGCCCAACAAGGAAGCTGAAAACACAAAGCACATGATGAAGTCTTATTATCCTAACTTAATTCAGGGTAAGACAAAAAGCTGGATTGATGTGTACGTTATGAATAAGCTTGGCTCAATTCAGGACGGAAAGCCTATATACCCTATGTTTGCCACGGATGTTCACGTTGCCAAGGAGGAGATAGCGATTGCTGCTGGCGCTCCTTTGTATGTTGGCTTGGACTTTGGACTAACTCCCGCTGCTACTTTGGGTCAAAAGATCCGTGGGCGATGGTTGGTGCAAGCTGAGATTGTTGCATTTGATATGGGCATTGTTAGATTTGCTGAAGTTCTTAGGGAAGAGATTGCAACTCGTTTCTCAGAATGTTCCGATGTGTATATATACGGCGATCCCGCTGGTGACTTTAGAGCGCAGACTGATGAATCTACTCCCTTTCACATTCTGCGCGGCGCTGGCTTGAGGGCATTTCCTGCGCCCTCCAACTCCGTTGACCTTCGGCTTGAGTCGGTTTCCTCCCAGCTGAACAAGATGGTTGAAGGGAAGCCAGCGTTTTTAATTGATCGTAGATGCCAGCAATTAATCAAAGGCTTTGAGGGTGGGTATCAATACAAACGTATGGAAGTAAGCGGCGAGCGGTATGCAGATAAGCCAGACAAGAATATGTTTTCCCATATTCATGATGCGCTGCAATACATGATGCTTGGTGCTGGTGAAGGTAGAGCATTAATGAACAATCAAAAGCCAGCCCGACCCGTTGTTGCCAATAGAAACTTTGATGTGTTTAACAAGAAGCCGACCAAGCAAAGAAGACAAGGCCTATGGGCTAGAATGTAATTGTGCGTTGCACTTTTTACTTTTCTCTGCTTTTGGGGTTTTAACAAAGGAGATAGCTTATGTGCGGAAGAAGAAGTAGTGGACCTGATCCAAGGATTAAGGAAGAACAAGAAAAAGCAAGGGCGGCAGCGGAGGCTGCTAAAGAGGCGGCAGTTCAAGAGCAGGTTGAGAAGCGCATGAAGCAGCTTGAGCTAGAGCGCGAGAAGGAAGCAACTGCGGCTGCTACCAAAGCAGCGCAAGAAGCCAAGACTAGACGCCAAGCCGAGATGGAGCGCAAAGCTGAATCTGATCGTCAAGCAAAGCTTAAGTCTGAAGCTGAAGCCGCAGAAAAAGAGCGCTTATTTCTTATTAAGCAAAAGAAAGAGAGTGATCGAAGATCTTTGCTAGATAGGGCTAGCGCCTCATTTGACACTGAAACTGTCAGAAAAAAGGATGGCGGTACATTTATTGCTGGCTCTGAGATGACTGCTTCTGGGGTTACTGGTGAGTCTGATGCTGCAAGACGTAGACGCTCTACACGCGGGGGCCGTGGTCGCCGTAGCTTATTAACATCTTCTGCGGGTGGCATGGGATATTTCAGTAGGTTTTTATAATGATAGTAGACCCAATCGCAAAAGAATACCTAAAGCGGTATGAGAGAGCGAAGGCAAAGCGCACTAACTTTGTTGACGTATTTGAAGAGTGCTATGAGTATGCGCTTCCGCAGCGCGAATCATTTTACTATGAGTCTTCAGGGCAAAGGCGTGACGATAAGATCTTCGACGAAACTGCTGTTGTAGGTGTTCAAGAGTTTGCCTCAAGGCTTCAGTCTGGTCTTGTTCCAAACTTTGCGCGTTGGGCTGATTTAAATGCTGGGTCTGAAGTTCCAAAGGAACAGCGTGACGCGGTAAACAATGACCTAGATGAAGTAACTGAATATGTCTTTGAGGTAATTCAGAACTCCAACTTTGCTCAAGAAGTGCACGAGTCCTTTATGGACTTGGCAGTCGGGACTGGTATTCTGGTTTGCGAGGAAGGGGATGCAATTACCCCCATTCGCTTTTCAGCTATCCCTCTTCCACACGTCATTCTGGACACCGGCCCCGACGATAGAATTGACCACGTGTTTCGTGAAAGAAAGAACATTAGGTTCGATCAGCTTAAGATAATGTATCCAAAGGGAACATTTAATAACGAGCTTCTTGGCTTGATGGCTAATCAATCTGATCAGACAACGACTGTCCTTGAGATTGTTTGTCGTGATTACTCCAAGATAAACGAAGAAGCTTATTACCACTACGCAATCTGCATGACTACAAAGTCTGTACTAATGAAGCGTCAGATGAAAGGTTTGGGATCTAATCCCTTTATCTGCTTTCGGTGGGCTAAATGCGCTGGTGAAGTTTATGGACGAGGGCCCTTGTTCAATGCCCTTTCTGCAATCAAGACAACCAATCTAACTGTTGAGCTAATACTTGAGAATGCACAAATGGCTATCTCTGGTATTTACCAAATGGAAGATGATGGGGTGGTAAATCCTGATACTATTAATTTAGTTCCGGGCACGATCATTCCGAAAGCGATGGGCTCCGCAGGATTGCAACCTATACAAGCAGCGGGAAGCTTTGATGTTGCTCAATTGATTCTTAATGACATGAGAAACAATATCAAGCGAGCGCTATACAACGATATGCTGGGCGATCCGAATAGAACCCCTGCCTCTGCAACTGAGGTTGCGGAACGTATGGCTGACTTATCTCGTCGGATTGGCTCTGCATTTGGAAGGCTGCAAGTAGAGTTGGTTCAGCCTGTCTTGCAAAGAGTCATTCATATTTTAAAGAAGCAGGGGCGCATTGACGTGCCTATGGTGAATGGTCGTGAAGTTAAAGTTAAGTCAGTGTCGCCATTGGCGCAAGCGCAAGCCAACCAAGATATTACGGCAGTATCGCGCTTCCTTGAATTGGCTCAAGGCGCGTTTGGCCCAGAGATGATGCAGTTACTTATTAACAGCGAAGAGACTGCTGCTTATCTAGCTAAGAAGTTTGGTGTGCCAGATACTTTAATAAGAGATCCACAAGAACGCGAACAGATAGTTGCAATGATGCAGCAAATGCAGCAAACTCAGGGGCAAGCACCACAACCAATGGAGTAATGCTTGAACCAGAAGATTAATGTAGGCGTTGATGGAATACAGCGGCCACAAGACAAGGATCGTGAGATCAGTCAAAACATAGCAACGCTGCTTGGCTCAGACACAGGCCAAGCGGTGTTGAAGTATTTAAGGTCGATTACCATCGAGATGGTACACGGACCTAATGTTACTACGGAAGAATTGCGCCACATGGAGGGCCAGCGTTATATCGTTGGCCTTTTGGAAAGTCGTATGAATCATGCACACAAGGTAAAGAATAATGGAACAAGAAGCACAAGCAAGTGAAGCACCAGTAGAAGCACAGGTTGATGCAACACCAGAGGCAACACCTGATCGCCCTGAATGGCTTCCTGAAAAGTTTAATGACCCAGCTGATCTAGGCAAGGCATACAAGGCCCTTGAGTCTAAGCTAGGCGAAAAAGAAGAAGATGTTCGCAATCGTTTAATGGAAGAGTTGCAAACTCAGGCGTCTGAGGGCGTTCCGGCAAGCGCCGGTGAATATGAGTTGCCAGACTTTATTGATAGTGAGGAAGCCTTGCAGAGCGACATGCTTCAGCAATGGGCAGAGCACTGTCATGGCAATGGATATACCCATGATGAATTTCAAAAGGGTATTGAGATGTACATGAATGGCATGGGGCCAGAGCCAGATATGGAAGCTGAGGCAGCAAAGCTAGGAGAGAACTCTACAGCTAGGATTGAAGCAGCGAACCTGTTTGCCAATCAGTTCTTTCCAGAGGAGGCTATCCCAGCGATTGAACGCATGTGCGAAACGTCTGAAGGCATCGTTGCGCTTGAAGCAATCATGTCAGCGATGAAAGATCCAAGCGTTTCAGAGCAAAATAATATTGCTGCAAACTTTAGCGAGGTTGAGTTGCAGGATATGATGAAGGATGAGCGGTATTGGAACCCAGCTAGACGCGATGACAATTGGGTTAATAAAGTAAATGAAGGGTATCAGAAACTTTATGGATGAGATCAAAATCATGGAAAGGGGGTCTTACTACCTGACTCCCTTTCAAGAGGATCATGTGTATGAGTTCATACACGTTATTCATCCAGAAAATGTGCGAGAGCTATATAAGCTTGGTCATACCAATGTCATTGATGCTCTAAAAGAAATGACTGAGATGAGCGAGGTTTATCTTGTTCGGGATGGTAAGGGCGAGATTGTTTTTGTTGGTGGCCTGTTCTTCGACCAAGATACACCTCAGATGTTTGCAATGTTTAGCAGCAAGCTCAAAGACAACTTCACCGTGTTGGCTCGCGGATCGAAGATGCTTATAAACTTTTTTGATAAGTCATACCCCATGCTTTCTATGACGATTCAGGCTGATTATGAGTCAATGTTGAATTGGGCGGCATGGCTTGGATTCGAACCCGTTGGCATCTCTGATTATAAAAATGCACAATATGTTGAATTTGTGCGTTGCAATCCTGCGAAAAATTATGTTTCACATGAAACATCACGGCCCGTAATGCACTGAGAAGCCCAATAGGATACCTTCGTTGATGATGCCACACGGATAACCAGATGCCCGTAACAACAACTTAGGAACTGTAAAATGGCTAATACAATCGACCAAGCCTTTATCAAGCAGTTTGAAACCGATGTGCATCTTGCTTATCAGCGCATGGGTTCCAAGCTTCGCAACACTATTCGCTCAACAAACGTAACTGGTTCTGTTGCTCGTTTCCAAAAAATTGGAGCCGGTGCAGCATCAACTAAATCACGCAACGGTGACGTTACCGCAATGGAATTGGCGCACACCAACGTTGAAGCAACCATGGCAGACTTCTATGCTGCGGAATACATCGACAAACTTGACGAGTTGAAAATCAATATCAACGAGCGTCAAGCTGTTGCTGAGTCTGCTGCTTCTGCATTGGGTCGCAAAACTGACGAGATTATCACAACGGCAATGGATGCTGGTGCTAACTCAACTCAGATTGCTGACACTACTGGCGCTTTGGCAAAAGCTGACTTGCTTTCAATCTTTGAAACATTTGGCTCTGCTGACATTCCAGAAGACGGACAGCGCTATATTGCTATGGCCCCTGCTGGTTTTGCTGACTTGTTTAATATTAACGAGTTCGCATCATCTGACTTTGTTGGTCCACAAAACTTGCCATTTGCTGGCGGCATGACAATGAAAGAATTCTTGGGCTTCAAGATCTTCTCAACGTCTGCGGTAGCTGGCGGTAAGAACTTTGCGTACCACATGCGAGCAGTTGGCATTGGCGTAAACTCTGATGTCACGACTGAAGTAAACTATGTGCCACAAAAAGTGTCACACCTTGCGACATCAATGATGTCTATGGGTTCTGTTGTTATTGATGACAACGGCGTTTACGAAGTCCTAGACAACAACTAAAGGGTCGGGGGCTTCGGCCCCCTTCTCTCTTTCAGAGGATTAGACATGGCAGTATCTAGTACACACGCAAGCTCACCAATAGATGTTTGTAGTCGCGCTCTAATTCTTATTGGTGCTGAGCCAATAACTTCGTTTGATGATGGCAACAACGAAGCACTGATTGCATCTAATATGTATGAAGATGTTGCTCGCTCTGCTTTGGTAAATTGCCGCTGGCGGTTTTCAACCAACCAAGCCGTTATGAATAGATTAAGTGAAGCGCCAACTGGTCGCTTTGATGCAGCATATCAGCTACCTAGCGGTTGGCTAATGACACATGCTGTTACTGTAAATGACACTCCTATTCAGTATCAGACATATGGAAACAAATTATTCTGTGATGAGTCTGCTTCTTCTGAGTTAGTCTTAGACTACACATATCGTGCAGAAGAACAGGACTGGCCTTCATATTTTACTGTTGCTGTTCAGTATGAGTTGGCCGCAGTGTTTGCTGTTGGCTTAGCTAGGGATCAAGGCTTGGCTGGTCTAATGGCGCAGCAAGCTCAGATATTTATGATAAAAGCTCGTGGCTTGGATTCTCAGCAACAAACCACAAGAAAGCTAAACACGAATCGGTTTATATCAAATAGGCGTACATAATGCAGAAGGTTAAGGTTCCACTAACAAATTTTCAGTTTGGTGAAGTTAGCCCCTCTTTGTATTCTAGGACTGACACGCCAATCTATAATCAATCCGCTCAGCGCGTTGAGAACTTCTTTCTCCGATCTGAAGGTGGGGTGGTTAAGCGATCTGGTTTAAAAAACATTTACCAGTATGACATTGCAATCAATACATCAAAGCGGCAGCAAAGCCGCTTATTGCCTTTTATATTCTCTGATGACGAGCAATACATTATCTCGCTTGAGCATGAGAAGATCCGTGTCTTTCAGATAAGCCCTTCAACTGGTGCCGTTTCATTAATCCAAACGATTACTGTAAACGTAAATAGTGCAACGCTTCCCTTCGATCATAACTATTTGCACGAATATACATACGCCCAAGCTGGCGATGTTATGTTCTTAGCTCATCCAACATTTGTACCACAGCAACTTGTAAGAACAGGGCTTACCACATTTCAGGTTGAGTCATTTCAGTTTGATCAGAAGTCTGACGCAACAAAGGTCTATCAGCCTTACTATAAGTTTCAGTCTGCCGGTATGACTTTAGATCCGTCTGCATCTAGTGGCAGCGGCGTAACACTAACAACCAGTGGAGCGTATTGGGATACAAACAGCCCATCAAAGCATGTAGGCACAACGGTTAGATACAACGGCAATGAGATTGAGATTACTGGCGTAACAAGCTCTACTGTTGCGACTGGTGATATACTTGATTCCTTGAAGGTTACTCTTAGCGCAAACTCAGTTAAGACTAATGAAGGCTCAAATATTGTTGAGGTTATACTTGCCAATCATGGTTTGTCTGTTGGCAATTCAATTACAATGTCAAATGCGGGTACGATTGGCGGCATTTCAATAAACCAACTAAACGGCGCTCGGACTGTAGCGGGTGTTCTTAGTGATGATAAGTTTACATTTACAGCTGGAGCAAGCGCCAATGCCTCTGAGCTTGGTGGCGGCACACCAGATATAACAACACATGCGCCAACTACATCTTGGGATGAGCAGTCTTATTCATCGCTGCGGGGCTTTCCCTCAGCGGTTACATTCCATGAAAACAGATTAGTATTTGGTGGAACCTTGGCGCAGCCAGATTCAATTTGGTTTAGTAAGATTGCATCGTACTACAACTTTGATGTTGGTGAGGCAAAGGACAATGAATCAATTCATCTCACTGCATCTGTTGGTGAGATCCAGCAAATCCGTCATTTGATTTCTAATCGTGACTTGCAAGTGTTCACTGCATCTTCTGAGATGTATGTACCGGCGTTTCAAAACCAGCCAGTGACACCAACCAATGCACAAGTCAGGCGTCAAACACCTTTTGGTTCTGGTTATGAAAGACCGCAAGCAATTGATGGTGCAACACTGTTTATTCAAAAGGGCGGTCAGATTGTTAGAGAGTATATCTTTAGCGATGGTGAGGCTGCGTATGTTGCTAGCCCTATATCAACGATATCATCACACTTAATTAAATCACCAATAGAAATGAACACGCTCTACGGAGCTTTAAGCAGATCTGAGAGCTATGTGTTTGTTTTAAATGATGATGGGACAATGGCAGTCTTTAACTCTAATCGAGCAGAACAACGCGCTGGCTGGGTTGAGTTTACTACTAATGGAGTGTTTCACTCCACTGTGACAATTGATGATCGTGTGTTTGCTAATGTTGAGTATGACTTAGGTGATGGCACAAAAAAGATTGTTTTGTGTGAGTTCAATGCTGGCTTTAATACAGACATGGCCAAGGAATACAGCGGAACGGCTGGCGTATTTAATGTTTCCTCTGACTTTAATAATGGGGCTGCTGTTCAGGTTGTAGACGGTAATAACTTTGTTGGAGAGTTTATTGTAGCCTCTGGCAATGTAGATGTTTCTGGCGTTGATGCATCTCTAACAACGGCTGAGATTGGATATAAGTTTAACGTAGAGTTGACTACAAATCCCATTGACGCATCAGTTGGCACTGGCCCTTTAACGGGAACACCTAGAAGCTTAGGTAGTGTTTACTTGGATTTAAACAGCACTCTATCATGCAAGGTAAATGGTACAGCTTTAATTATTAGAAGCGTAACTGATGATTTGTCTTTGC